CTTTACAGGCTCTAGAAGAAAGGCCAGCCGGTGAAAGCTGGCCTCTAGATTAGAAACTGTAAAAGCTATTAGGTATTGTGGATGAGGATGGCAGTCCGGGGATCTCCGAAGCCTCTCTCGTACCGGGCATCCACGCCATACAGGAAGGTCTTGTTCAGGAAGACGTGAGAATCGGAGGGGTTGTCCACCTGGTTGAATTCGGGGTTCTGGCGGTTCTGGAAGATGAGAGGCTTGACTTCCTCAGTGGTGCAGAGGACAAACCAGTCATCGGAGTCAGCATCAATCCAGGGGCTGACAATGATGTTCCTGGCATATTTCTTCTCTGTCCTTTCCTGCCCGGAATAATCGTTCTTCAAGGCCTCTGTTATAGGCACTTCCATCAGCGGAGAGCAAACGATAGTATCCGGCATGAGGTTCATTTTCTTGCCCCAGTCGTCACAGAATGAGGCCATCTGGACGGCAGCAGCGGCAATGCCGGCCCGGATTTCGGCGGCGCTGTCGGAGTAATTCCCTGAGAGGATATTATCGATTGTCCCGGAATCTCCGATCTTGCGGGTATCATGGAAGAAGTAAGACCCGTCATAGGCCGCTATGCTCTCGCCGTCATCCAGCAATGAGAACATGTACTCATTGATGTGCTTGAGGTAGGAGCGGGTCAGGCCGCGAACACGTACCGGAATATGGCCGAGCTTGTTGTCCTTGATGGCGTTGCGCTCGATCTCCAGAGTGGCTTCCCAGTCCTTGTTGACCAGGGTGTAATTGAAGGACCGCAGGCCGTTGAGCTTCCTCTTGTCCTTCCATTCCTGCATGGGGGGAGCGGCGCCCAGCCAGTTATAGGACTCGCCGGAGGTGTCGGAATTGAAAACGGTGCTTATCTTCTGCCAGTCGCTCATTTGCGGCTGGAGTTCTCCCAGGGCCTGCATGAACACGGCCCGGGCGTTGGTTCGAATGGCTGCAAGGGTATCGCTATTTACTAACATTTAATTACCCCCTTCTCCTTGTAACGTTCAGGGTGATGCCGCTTAAGACCGCATCACAGGTGTCGTCATCGGCGGTGGTGCCGGTGACCTTGGCGTATAGTTCCATGTTGGCTGCCACGGCGACCGCAGACGCCAGAGTTTTAGAGGCGGCCACCAGGGTATCAGCCTCAGCTTTAATCTGAGTGATAGCCCCGACATCGGCGTCTGTGGTGCCGCCTGCTTTGGCCACAGTAGTATAGAGTGAGCAGTCCAGCTGGGTGACCTTGCCCGCACTGGCTCCCACTCCGGCATGGACGACATACCCTGTGATAGTATCGCCCACCTGCAGGCCGGTGATAGGCACGTAAGCCACCTTGGATGTTTTGGCCTTGGCCAGTGCCAGACCGGCTGCAGCGCCTGCCCAGTCAGCATCGCCTCCACGGTTGTAGAGAGCCGGGGAGTTGATTATTATGGACTGCTCTCCGATGGGGGCGTTAATGCGGAATTTGCCGGATGTAGCGCTGACATACTCGACCAGGATACCGGCAGCCACCAGGTTAGAGCTGGTATCATCCAGGGTGGCATCATCCTTGACGTACATCATGGTGCCGACCATGGCCTGAGTAATGGATGTAAAGGTGGCATCGAATTCCCCGGCAGTCCAGACACGGCAGAATTTGCCGCCTGCGGCATGGCCGGATAGAGTGTTGTCGCATTCCTCGGCAGCTACACCTGCATACCGCAGCCCGGCAGTATCAGCAGCCGGATTTAGATAGCCGGAAGAGTCAATGCAGACATGAGCGCCCTTGTAGATGTGGACGTTATCCGCTACGGGGTAAGCTTTCAGGTTGCCCTCATAGCGTCCAACTTCGGCATTATCTGTTAAAGCCATTATTGAGCCTCCTCTTTCTTGGATTTGGTGAGAGTCTCTTTATCGACTCCCATGAGCCTGGCGACTGAAAGCTCGGCTTCAGTCAGGGTAACCTCTTCGGGTTCGCCGCCCTGGTGTCCGACTTCTCCCAGCTTGACCACAACCGGAGCAGCTTTCACAAAGGCGTCAAAGCCAGTGGGATCCTTGAGGGCGTATTCTTCCGCCCAGGCTTTCTGCGCCGGCAGGACTTTGCCCGCATTGATCGCAGAGTTGACTCGTTCATCCCTCTCCTTGAGAGCGATGGTCTGATTGGATTTCTTTAAATCCTCTTCCAGTCTGGTGAGACGAGTCTTGAGTTCCTCGCCTTCCGCGAGGGTGGTAGTTGCCGCATCAGCCTTGGATTTCAAAGCTGTAACCGCCGCTAGGACGTCAGCTTTCTCATCCAGGCCTAATAGTTCACGTAATTTCTTGTCCATTAGGACCTCCTCGTTTAATATTTCGCTATTGTTATCCCCCGGCTGGCCGGGAGTGGTAACCGGTTGATAAGTCATTTCGACCTTGACAGCGTTAGCCAGGTCGAAGGTATAAATACCGTTGGCCTCGCTGTAGGTTATCTTGTACAGAGCTTCACCTTTTTCTGCAATCACATAACCTTCATAGATTTCACGAATCCATGGCCGTTCTTCCTCGGGTATTGGTGACAGAGAGTCCGCTGGTCTGAACTGCTGACGGAAGGCCTCACGGATCAGACTAAGTTTCTTGCCCAGACTTTCCTCAAAATAAACCGCTTCATAAGGCTCCCCGGACTCATCCAGGAGAGCTTCACTGGTATATAAAGCCTTGATATCCGAGATAGTCTTTACAGCCGGGATATCGGCGCCGAGTAACGCCAGAGCCTTGAGCACCACCGGGTATTTCTTGCCGCCTATCTCATAGTTGCGGTAGAACTCGGCAGAGCGTTTCTTGTAAGCCCCTGCCTCCATTAGTTCCCCGATCTTCTTGGGGACTCCTTTCAGGTCAGCCAGCAACTTCTGGCCAACCTTCTTGACGGATTTGATCCAACCCGCAGCGGGCAGCCCGTCTTCCTGTAGGAGCTTCTGTTTCTCGGTATGCCCCAGCTTGACCGGAGGCTCATAGTTAAGTTCCTTGTTGCCGGTAAGCACAGTAAATGAAGAAACTATTTCCTCCAGGTCTTTATCTGTTATTCGGGCTTCACCGTTGGCTCCCTGCCAGGTCCCTACTGCTAAGATCTCCACATCGGCCAGGTCGATTGTCTCTAATTTGTTTTCAGGTTTGTTTTTCATGGACTCCTCCAAATAAAAAAGCCGCTCTGAAAGCGACTTAAAATATTTCCTGAGAAATATTGATTAAACGAAAGTTACCTTCTTCTCTAAACGAGGATCAGGTTTTATTGGGGGTACGCTTCGCGTTGTCTCATCCCGTTCTATCCAGTGCCAGGTACCCGGCTTAAGCCCTAGTTCTACATTCTGATGAAACTGCATTCCGAAGTTTTTAATGCCATTGACATTCGGCATATTGGTGAATACCACCAAGTCTGCCGTAGTCTCCTCTGGATTAACGCCTATAATCATTGCGGCTAAATGCCGCCCGTTATAAGCCACGTAATGAACAATTCTGCCTTCAATTAAGCCTTCCACTATTTCCTCCTTAAACTACTGCCTTGACTTCACTCCGATAGATGTAAATCAGGACACATCGGCAGCGTCCGCCGCCCAGACAGTCCGGGTTGCCGGAAGCGTACTTCTCGGTCCGCGGATCACTATAAGGCCATTCCTGCCCGTCCAGGGGCTCACATATTTCGCACTGGTTGCCGTCCAGAATCGCGGAGTACTGCACCCACTCAATATCATCCGCCATGGTGGCTGCGGCAACAGATCTCCCAAAGTTGAAAGCCTCGGAAGTGGATAGTTTGGCAGCGGCTACCAGCTCCCGGTCAGACAGCTCAATCAATCCCTGTCGGAGAACGTCTCTGTCCAGGACTCCGGTTTTGATCTGCTTAAGTATCTCGAAAGTAACGAACTGCTTGAGCTTGTTGGCCATCTGGGTAGAAGTAGCCCGGGCCCTGGCCTTCAGGAACTCTTCGATCAGCTTGACATCATCCGGCCGGATCGGCGGCGGCTCAATTAACTGTGTGCCCTTCTGGGCGCTGATCTCCTGCTTGACCTGCTCTTTGCCGTACTTGAGTAAGTCCTTCAGGATAGCGTATACCTTATCCGCCATCTGTGTCTTATAGCGGACATCTATGCTGTCCAGCTTGTCCAGTTGCCGCTTCTCGATGATCTTGACCGCCTCAGTGACCAGGTTCTCTATCTGCTGGGCTATGACATCTTTGACCGAGTAGACAAACAACTCCTCGGTGTCATCCAGCTTCTTTTCGATCTCACCGAAAGAGACAAACTTTTCAGCCGGCGTCAATTCCCTCTTTTTTTTTACAGCCTCGGCGAACTGTGCCGGCGCCGCTTTTGTAGGTTTCTCATAGTCCTTCTCTTCCTTGAGTGGGAATTCCAGCTGCTCAC